TGCAAGGCTATAATCTAGTTTTTCTCTGATAGCGGCTTTTAATGCCTCTGGGTCTTCGAATTGGTAATACTTTCCAGATCCAGGTACCCGTTTTGCGATCATTTGTCCACCTGCTAAATCACCCATGTGTCTAACATAAATATGTGCCATTAATTTTGTTGGATCTTCTCGAATTTGCGTAAGATACTGTTTATACGCAGTAGTAGCCGGAAGTTCTGTAGGCGGAGCATCGCCTCTTGGCCATAGTTCATAAAAGTCTTCGTGAATCCGAGGAGCACGTTGTATTTTAGGTAAATCTTTTAATAATCCTGACATTAATGCGTGTGTTTCCAGCATATCATATATTTGAAACTGATTGTATAGATAGATTGCATAAAGTAATGGATCAATCTGTCCTGAAAACAATATTTTAACAAATGGTTGTTTTTCTGCATTAGTGTGTGCATCTTTAGTTAATTCGCGTAAGCTCATTTATTCCTCTTCGACTTTAATCTGTAATGGAAACCCATGCTGGCGTGCAAGGTTTGTAGCTTCGACTGATTTTACTTCTGCAATTTCAAAACTATAAATTCCTGCAATTCCTGAACCTTCGTGGTGTACTTTTAATGTAACATCGGCTGCAGTTTCGGCAGTGTGATTGAACACTTCCATTAACATTGATACAACAAATTCAATCGAAGTTGCATCATCGTTTAGAATGATAACTTTCCATCGTTTTGGTTCAGCAACGTGGATTCTAATTTTTTCGTCTATTCTGACGTCAGTGCCTGTCATTGTTAATTCCTGTGATGATTGGGACATATATGCTCCGTTGTGATAATTATTTAATTTTAATTTGTCTTGGTTTTAATGAATCCGGAATAACATACTCTAACGAAATTTTAAGTAATCCATTAGTTACTTCTGCACCGCATACTTCCATAAATTCAGCTAATGGAAATTGAACTACAAAATTTCGAGAAGCAAGACCACGATGTAAGTATTCCCATGCTGCCTCTTCGGGTCGATCGTAACGTTCACCCGAAATAGTTAAAATATTATGTTCAACTTGCACGTTGATTTCATCTTTGCTAAAACCTGCTACTGCTAGTTCGATACTGTAGTTAGTATCATCGTATCTTAAAATATTATGTGGAGGATAATTAGACGGTGCTGAGTTTACTTTTAAACGGTCAGAACCTACTAAGTCTGTTGAAGTTATTGTTTTAATTGCTACCATTTTAATTCTCCTTAATTAAGCAAGAAAGATGCAGGGCCCTAATATAGGCGCCCTGCATATATAACTATACTACTTTTCTTCGGTACTGTCAACCTCAGTAAACTCTGCAGATACTGGTTGATCAGCTAACGGATCGTGTTTTGCCTGTTCGGCTTCTTGTTTTTTAGTAAATACCGGACTTGCTGCTTCAAATAGTTTACTAGTTGCTTCGGTAATTGCTTCAACTTCTTCACCGTCTCTTGCAGTTGCTAATGCAGTAATTGCTTCATCAAATACAGTACGTTCTTCTTCAGTTAACTGCTCTTTAACTTCATCGTAGTCTTTTTTCAGAGAATGTGATTGAGATTCTGCAGCATTACGTGCTTCGATTAATGCTTTAGCTTTAGCATCTGCTTCTGCATTTTCCTCAGCTTCACGCACCATACGTTGAATTTCATCATCAGTTAACCCTGAATCAGATTTAATAACAATTTTGTTTTCTTTGCCGGTATTCTTATCTTTAGCACTTACATGCATGATACCATTAGCATCGATATCAAAAGTTACTTCAATCTGCGGTTGCCCACGAGGTGCTGCATCGATACCTTCTAAGTTAAATTCGCCTAGTTGTTTATTGTAACGATACAAGTCACGTTCACCTTGTCCTACTCTAATAGTAACTGCAGGTTGGTTGTCTTCTGCGGTTGAGAACGTTTGACTTGCTTTAGTTGGAATAGTAGTATTTTTAGTAATTAATTTAGTAAATACACCGCCCATTGTTTCAATGCCTAAACTTAATGGAGTAACATCAAGTAACAACACGTCAGTTTTGTCGCCAGCTAATACTGCACCTTGGATTGCAGCACCTGCTGCAACAGCTTCATCTGGGTTAACGTCTTTACGTGGTGCTTTTCCAAAGAACGCTTCGACGGCTTCTTGTACTTTAGGCATACGTGTTTGACCACCTACTAAAATAACTTCGTCAATATCAGACAAATTAACTTTAGCATCTGCTATTGCAATTTTACATGGTTCAATTGAACGTTGTACTAAGTCATCTACTAATGCTTCAAATTTGGCACGAGTAACTGTTACGTTTAAATGTTTAGGACCAGTAGCGTCTGCAGTTACATATGGTAAGTTAACGTTAGTTTGTGCTGTGCTAGATAATTCAATCTTAGCTTTTTCGGCAGCTTCTTTTAAACGTTGTAATGCCATTGTATCTGTTTTAAGATCTACACCTGACTCTTTCTTAAATTCATCAATTAAATGATCCATTAGGCGTTGGTCAAAGTCTTCCAGTTATGTTATCGTTAAGCTCTTTATCTTAACTTCTTATACTTTCATATAAGCTCAGACTATATCTTAATTATAGACTTGCAATTATCAAAGTGCCATCGTTTCATATTTGACGAATCTCCAATTTTATTGCAATGTGGACAAGTTACTTGTTGTCGTTTTTTATTTTGTTTATATCTTTTTCCAGCAGCTATACCAACTACCTCTTTAGAAATTAATCTAGGGTCATCTTTATTAACTGTAAATTTATTACCATTAATATCTTTAACAACTATCCGTCCTGCTGAAGTTGATGTATACTGCTTTGATAAAAATTTTTCATCAGTAACTGAAACCATAATAATTTTACCAGTTTCATTAAACACTTTTGTTAACCCTTTTGTAATGCCTACTAACGATGTATCGTTTTTATTGTCAACTACTACAGTTTCGTTAGTTACGGTTTTCATAACTCGTCTACCGGTTGTGTGACCTGCATATCTATCAGGGTTTGCATCAAATGTACTTTTTGAAATTTTTACCACTGTACCTAATAAATTATCTTTAGCTACTACTTTATCTATAGAGCATTTACGTATTCGTTCAATACCAAAGGATGAATGTGTAATTACTCCACGACCACCTTCTGTTAAATTATAAACGTCGTCTCGTTTAATAAAGATCGAATCTACTAATTTAGCTTCATATTCATATGCATCATGTTTTGAATTGCAAAATTCTAATATGTCGCGTTTGAAATTAGTTTTTCCATATTTCTTTATTGCTTGTTTTAATAATTTTCCAGACCCTAAATAGCCGTCGTTGATGTTAGTAGTTTCATGTACACCGATATAAATGGTGTTATTAATTAAATTAGTTGTTTTATAAACAAAATATATCTTATCCATATCTTCCCCTCCTATAATTTTATTTATCATAAGATTAGAAGATCTATAATTTTCCGCACTCTTGGGCCTTTACTGTCCTATCTGGACTCCATGACCTAGTCGTTGAACCTTGAACTTATTACTAAGTCCCTTGGCTGCTGATTGTCCAATCTATAATGTTTTTTATAACTATCACGTTTGTCATTGCTAACTGCGTTGTAGTAACTATAGCTCTAAGGAGTTTCCAGCAATTCACGGAATTTTTATACGGGAGGCTAATACTTAACCACCCAAAAATGTATCACCGTTTGTAGATAACACTTCAATTTGTTTATCGCCGTCAACATTGGCGATCTCAATAATACTAATATCAAATGTACCGCCGCCCAAGTCGAAGACAGCAACTTTGCGATCTTTCTTATCAGTTTTATCAACACCGTAGCTTAATGCTGCAGCAGTTGGTTCATTAATAATACGCAATACTTCTAATCCAGCAATACGTCCTGCGTCTTTAGTTGCTTGACGTTGTGAATCGTTAAAGTATGCAGGTACTGTAATAACTGCTTGGGTTACTTCTGTACCTAAATAGTCCTCTGCAGTTTTTTTCATCTTACGTAAGATTTCTGCAGACACTTGTGGAGGAGCTAGTTTCTCACCATTTGCTTCTACCCATGCATCACCGTTATCAGCT